ACTACCCATTTTATTTTAAACCAATACAAGACGGTATGGACCGTCCAAAAACAGAATTAGCTTATAGAGTGCCAGCCACAAAAGTTGACTAAGAAAGGAATGGCTATTAAAAATAATGACCCTGATCAAGACTTTATGGATAACATAGAAGGACTTGATACTACTATTGACTGGAAGAATACTGGTGATAATAGTTATGATGGTGAAAAGTTGAGGTTACTAGTACATGATGAGAGTAAGAAATGGGAAAAACCTAATAATATTTTAAACAACTGGAGGGTAACTAAAACATGTTTAAGGTTAGGTAGTCGTATTATTGGTAAAATGTATGATGGGGAGTACCTGTAATGCACTAGAAAAAGGTGGAGAAAATGGTAAAAAACTATGGTTTCAATCAAATATTGGAAAACGAAATCGTAATGGACAGACTAGCTCGGGATTATATTCTCTGTTCATCCCAATGGAGTGGAATTTCGAGGGATTCATTGATTCTTATGGACACCCTGTCTTTGATACTCCAAAAACACCCATCCTTGCATTGGATGGTACGTACATAGAAATAGGTGTAATAGAGCATTGGGAAAATGAAGTAGAAGGTCTAAAAGATGACCAAGATGGTTTAAATGAGTTTTATAGACAATACCCTAGAACAATTGAACATGCTTTTAGAGATGAAACTAAAGATAGTTTATTTAACTTAAATAAGTTATATGAACAAATTGATTATAATGCGGGTACAAAATACCAAGGCTTAATTACAAGAGGTAATTTTCAATGGTCTGATGGTATTAAAGATACTAGGGTGGAATGGCTACCAAATCCTAAAGGAAGATTTAGATTGTCCTGGACACCAGATCCTAACTTACAAAATAATGTAATACTAAAGAATGGAAACAAATACCCTGGAAATGAGCACATGGGTGCGTTTGGTTGTGACAGTTACGATATTTCCGGTACTGTTGGTGGTCGCGGCTCTAACGGTGCTTTACATGGCCTTTCTAAATTTAGTATGGAGAATTGCCCACCGAATTTATTCTTTTTAGAATATATTTCTAGACCACCTACGGCAGAAATATTTTTTGAAGATGTGTTAATGGCTTGCATATTTTATGGTATGCCAATACTTGCTGAGAACAATAAACCAAGGTTATTATATCATTTTAAACAACGAGGTTATAGAGGGTTCTCTATGAATAGACCTGATAAAGTGTGGAATAAATTATCTATAACTGAGAAAGAAATAGGTGGAGTACCAAACTCAGGACAGCAAATAATTCAAGATCATGCTGCAGCAATAGAAATGTATATTGATAAACATGTAGGGTTGCACCCAGATGGTACTTATGGTAATATGTATTTTAATAGAACCCTTAATGATTGGGTTAAATTTAATATAAATAAAAGGACGGAACATGATGCCAGTATTAGTTCTGGTTTGGCTATCATGGCCTGTAATAGACATTTGTATCGTCCAACAAGCCCTAGAACTATTAAGAAAATAGATATAGGTATAGGTAGATATAAACAGAGTGGATCACACTCTACAATAATTAAACAAGAATAATATATGGCTGAGTCAGTTATAAAAAGTTATTTCCCTAGTCAAATAGCATCTGATGATGAAAAATCAGATGTTGAATATGGATTAAAAATTGCTAAAGCAATAGAACAAGAGTGGTTTAAAAGTGATTCTGGTGAAAATCGTTTTTCAAGTAATCAGACTACATTTCATAATCTAAGATTATACGCTAGAGGAGAGCAATCAATACAAAAATATAAAGATGAATTAGCTGTAGATGGTGATTTATCTTATCTGAATTTAGATTGGAAAATCGTACCTATAATACCTAAATTTGTAGATATTATTGTTAATGGTATCACTGAACGTCAGTTTAAGGTTAAAGCTTATTCTATAGATGAGTATGGAGTATCTAAACGCACCAAATACATGGAGTCTATACTAAGAGATATGGACACGCAAGAATTAACTGCTTTTGCGAGACAAGAGTTTGGAGTTGACTTAAGTGAAAATAATCCTATGACTTTACCACAAGATCAAGAGGAATTTGATTTACACATGCAAATGAACTATAAAGATAGCGCGGAAATTGCAGAGGAAGAAGCAATTAATAAAGTGTTTGCAGATAATAAATATAATGAAGTTAGAGAAAGGGTTGTATACGATGTCACTTCTATTGGTATAGGTTGTACAAAAACTGATTTTAATACAGCAGAAGGTATTAGAGTGAAATATGTAGATCCTGCTAATTTAATATGGTCATATACGGAAGATCCATATTTTAAAGATATCTATTATGTGGGTGAAGTTAAATCCGTTCATGTTAGTGAACTTAAAAAACAATTTCCACATCTTACAGATGAAGACCTAAAAGATATAACAAAGCAAGGGGTGCAGCAGTCTAACTACTATAATAGATCAGCCTCAGTAACTAATGAGATAGATTCTAATTCTGTACAAGTGTTATATTTTGATTATAAGACCTATTCACATGAGGTTCACAAGATTAAAACCACATCGACTGGGGCTGAGAAAGCCATAGAGAAAGATGATAATTTTAATCCACCTGAAGATCTAACAGGAGAGTATGAGAAAGTGTCAAAAACTTACGAAGTACTTATGGAAGGCGCTTATATAGTTGGAACTAATTTGATGGTTAAATGGGAGAGAGCAGAAAACCAGGTAAGACCTAAGTCCGCTTTGCAAAAAGTGAAAATGAATTATAGTATATGTGCACCACGCATGTATAAAGGCAAGATAGAAAGCACGGTTAGTAGAATTACAGGTTTTGCTAATATGATACAACTTACACATCTTAAGTTACAGCAAGTCTTATCTAGGATAGTACCTGATGGTATATACGTAGATGCAGATGGATTAGCAGAAATTGACTTAGGTAATGGTACAAATTATAATCCAGCTGAGGCAGTTAAAATGTATTTTCAAACAGGTTCTGTAGTAGGTAGATCTTTCACGGGTGAAGGAGATATGAATCCAGGGAAAGTACCTATCCAAGAATTAGCGTCTGGGTCAGGGAATAACAAGCTGCAGTCATTGATAGCCACCTATAATTATTACTTACAAATGATACGTGATGTTACGGGGTTAAATGAAGCTAGAGATGGTAGTACACCTGATGATAGGGCTCTAGTTGGGGTGCAGAAATTAGCAGCAGCTAATTCAAATACGGCAACTAGACATATTGTAGATGCAGGAATAAGTATAACACAAGATACTGCAGATTCTATTTGTTTACGTATATCAGATGTACTTGAATACTCACCGATGCGAGAAGAATGGAAGCAAGGGCTGGGCGCACAAAATGTGTCTATACTAGAAGATTTATCAGAATTACATTTAAAAGACTTTAGTATTATCATTGAATTAATGCCTGATGAGGAAGAACGCCAGATGTTAGAGAATAATATTCAAGTTGCTTTATCTGCTGGGTTAATTGACCTTGATGATGCTATAGATATAAGAGAGGTTCGAAATATTAAAACAGCTAATCAATTATTAAAATTGGCTAAACGTAAGAAATTTGAAAGAGATCAACAGGCTAATCAAGACAACATACAAGCGCAGGCAAATGCGAACATTCAGAATCAACAAGCAGCCGCGCAGATGGAAATACAAAAAGGAGTACAACTAGAGCAAGCTAAACAAGGTACTTTAGCCTTTGAAGATACTCTAGCTGAAAAGACCTTACAAAGAGAAGTAAGGGCTAAAAAAGAGTTAATGCAATTTGAGTTTGATTTAGGGGTGCAAATGGAGGCAGCTAAAGCCCAACCTACTGCGAAGGATGACTTTTTAGAAGGTCGTAAAGACCAACGAGAAGTTTTAAAAGAGAGTAATAAAAAAGACATGCATAAAGAAAAATTAGCTGCAAGTGGGTTTGAATCAAAAGGTAATGACGTAATAAATAACAAAATAGACTTAGGTTCCTTTGAACCTAGGTAATATTAATAAGTGTATAATTATATAATATCATATCATGGCAAAAGAAGAAGAAATTATCGACAAAGACGTCGTAAAAGTAAATTTACAAGAATTAGCAGATTCTCGTAATGAAGATGAAGATAAAATACATAAAGTGGATTTATCTAAAAAAAGCGAAGAGGAAGAAGAAGAAGAAACTACCGTAGAAAAGGGAGAGGAAGAAGAAGATGACGATAGCGTCTTAAGTGAAGTTACAGAAGAAGAAGAGGAAGAAGAGGAAGATGAAGAGGAAGAAGAGGAAGATGAAGAGGAAGATGAAGAAGAAGAAGAAGATAAAGTAACTTACCCAGAAAATGTTCAGAAGTTGGTAGACTTCATGAATGACACCGGAGGTACAATTGAAGATTATGTATTACTTAATAAAGATGTTAGTGGTCTTAGTGAAGATCAACTTTTATTAGAATATCATAAAAATGTTGAACCAGGACTAGAAAATGATGAATATAAATTTATTATGGAAGATTTATATAGTTATGATGAAGACCTGGATGAAGAACGAACAATAACAAAAAGAAAATTAGCTAAAAAAAGAGCATTGGTAGAAGCCAAATCTCATTTAGAAGGGCTAAAAACAAAATACTATGATGAAATTAAAGCTGGGTCTAAATTAACAAAAGACCAACAAAAGGCAGTTAATTTCTTTAATAGGTATAATGAAGACCAAGAGGTGGCAGAAAAAAGCCGCATTAAACAGCAAGAGGTTTTTACAGAAAAAACAAAGGGTCTATTCTCTGATAAATTCAAAGGTTTTGAGTTTAAAGTTGGTGATAAGACGTATCGTTATAATGTAAAAGATGCTGCTAGTGTAATGAAAAACCAGTCAAGTATTAAGAACTTTACTAAGAAGTACTTAGGCGATGATGAAGCTCTTAAAGACGCAAAAGGTTATCATAAGGCTATTTTTGCAGCAATGAATGCAGACGAAATTGCAAACCACTTTTATAAGCAAGGTATGGCAGATGCAGTCAAAAGTTCAGCTAAAAATCAGAAGAATATTAACATGGACCCTAGAAAAGGGCATGGTAGTAAGTTTCCGAATGCAGCAGGAGTTAAAGCAAGAGTTGTTTCTGATGACACCCCCTCTGGTAAACTTAGAATTAAACAATAATAAAAAAATTTAAAAATTATGGCAGGTTCATTTGCAACCGGCGGGGCATTTCCCGCTTCATTAACTCCATCGCCTACTAAAACGTTATTTGACGGTAACTATTTGGCGATAGGATCCAACGATTTCAACTTCACTAAGCAGTTCTTACCAGAAGTGTATGAAAAAGAAGTTGAGCGTTATGGGAACAGATCTATTGGATCTTTCCTTCGTTTAGTTTCTGCAGAGATTCCAATGGCTTCCGATGAAGTTATTTGGTCTGAGCAAGGACGTTTACACGTAGCATACGACGATGCAGTTGTTGCGACTGTTAATGATAATACTGATAATACCCTTACTATAACAGGTCATGGTATTAAAGTAAATCAAAATATTGTGGTGTCTTTAGGCCCAGTTTCTGTTAGAGCTTTTGTTAAGTCAATTACTACTAACACGGTTGAAGCATACCCTTATGATGTAGCCACTTGGCCAGCAACTTTCGTAGCTGTAGGTACCAATCCAAACTTAAGTGTGTTTGTGTTTGGTTCTGAACATGGTAAAGGAACTTCAGGTCAAAGAGGCAGCTTAGATGCAGGTTTCCAAAAATTCACTAACTCTCCAATTATCATAAAAGATCTTTACAAGATCAACGGTTCTGACACAGCTCAGATCGGTTGGGTAGAGGTTACAACTGAAAATGGAGCAGGTGGATATTTATGGTATCTAAAATCTGAGCATGAAACTAGACTTCGTTTTGAAGACTACATGGAAATGGAATGTATTGAAGCTGAAAAAGTAGGTTACGCTATTACATCAGCAGCAGATCCACAAACAGGAGATACTTTTACAGTACGAGGTACTGAAGGTTTATTTTCTGCTATTGAGTCTAGAGGTTTAATCTTTAATGATCAAGATTTCAACAATGCAACTGGTTTAACTGGTTTAGCAGAGTTTGATCTTATCTTAGGAGAACTTGATAAACAAGGAGCAATTGAAGAAAATATGTTATTCTTAGAAAGAGGTACATCTCTTGATATTGATAATATGTTAGCACGTGCAAATTCTTACGGTACTGGCGGTACATCTTGGGGTGTATTCAACAACAGTGAGGAAATGGCGTTGAATTTAGGATTTAGTGGATTTCGTAGAGGATCTTACGATTTCTATAAAACTGATTGGAAGTATCTTAACGATGCCGCAACAAGAGGTTTAACTGGAGATGTGCAAGGGGTATTAGTACCTGCTGGTGTGTCTACTGTGTATGATCAAACATTAGGTAAAAATATTTCAAGACCTTTCTTACATGTACGTTATAGAGCTTCCGAAGCTGATAACAGACGTATGAAGTCTTGGATCACAGGTTCTGTTGGTGCTGCTACAAGTGACATTGATGAAATGAATGTGGAAATGTTATCTGAAAGATGTTTGTGCGTACAAGGAGCTAACAACTTCATCAAATTTATGGCTACTGTTTAGTAGTTAAGGTTTGANTCATATATGATATATTAGGGGTCTAAATGGCCCCTATGTATCATTTTTAATACACAATTTTATAATATTATATCATGGCAACAACAGCAAAGAAAACAAAAGCAGAGGCGGCTTCTCAACCAAAGAAAGAAGTTAAATCGCAACCAAAAAAAGAAAAAGAAGTAATAGTAGTAGAGAAACCAACATGGGAAATTAAAGATAGAACTTATGTATTAGTGTCTAAAAAAACTCCTGTTATGATGACAATACCGTCGAAGCACACAGCTAAGCGACCTTTATTATGGTTTGACGAGAATAAAGGGTATGAGAGAGAACTACGTTACGCAACTAATAAGAATTCTGTATTTGCAGATGAACAAGAAGGACATGTTACATTAGCCCACATAGCTATTAGAAATGGTTCTTTATTTGTACCAAGAAACAAACAAAATTTACAAAAATTATTATCAATATACCATCCATTAAAAGATGTTATTTATAAAGAAGTTGATGAACGTAAAGATGCAGAAGATCAACTTGATGTAATGAACTTGGAGTTAGATGCACAAAATGCAGCTGCTAAAATGGAGATAGATGATGCAGAAGCAATATTAAGAGTGGAGATTGGTAATGCTGTTTCTAAAATGACTACAAAAGAGATTAAAAGAGATCTTAGATTATTTGCAAAAAATAACCCTAGGTTATTTATAGAACTAGCAAATGATGAAAATGTAGGATTGAGAAATATAGGTATTAAAGCTGTAGAAGCTGGTATACTTAAATTAGCAGAAGACCAAAGAACGTTTACTTGGAAAGCTACAGGCAGAAAAGTAATGACTGTTCCTTTTGATGAAAATCCTTACTCAGCTTTAGCTGCATATTTCAAAACAGATGATGGTATAGGAATATATCAAAGCATCGAAAAAAGATTAAGTTAAACCACAACTGTGACGTTAGCCTGTTATATAATAATAGTAGCAGGCTATTGTCATAGTATTACAATACAAAACTATGGCAATTAATGTTGATACTGTATACCAAAGGGTACTAGCTATTTTAAATAAAGAACAACGTGGTTTTTTAACTCCACAAAAGTTCAACTTATATGCTAATCAAATACAGTTAGATAAACTTGAGCAGTACTGTTATGAAATAGATTTATATCATAAGCAGAAAGGAAATTCTACCGTACATGCTGACATACTAGATATACTAGAAACCAAGTTAGCAAAGTTTGAAAAAGAAGACACTACCCCCACTTTCACATCACCACACTTTATATTACCTACAGATTGTTTTAGATTATCCACAGTAATATATAATAACATCGAGTGTAATCCACTTACAAGAAAAGAGTATTTATATGTAGCCCAATCACCAATTGGGAAACCGAGTGATGCTTTACCAATTTATATAGAAGATGAGATTGGAATAAAAGTTTATGGTACTGCAATCTTTACAGATGCATCACCTGTAGCTGATCCTATAACTATGTGGTATATAAAAATACCGACTCCGGTAGTTTGGGGTTATACAGATGTATTAGGTGTTGCCCAATATAATGCTTCCACTTCAACTAACTTTACACTGGATCCTAGTGAAGAGACAGATGTAGTTATAAGTATACTTAAATTAGCAGGTGTAGAGGTTAAAGATCTTAGTATATATGAAATTGCTAATAAAGAGGAGTTAACAGAAGAACAACAAGAAAAAATATAATAGATGGGGTTTATTACTGAAACTAATCAAGCATATCATGAAGGTTCTAATATTGGTGGATATCAATATATACCTTTAGCAGATATTATAAATAACTTTACTTTAATGTTTACAGGAGAAGGTAAGGTTATACCAAAAGCAAGAAGAACAGAGATTCAAATGCATGCTAAAAGAGGTATTCAAGAATTCTCTTATGATGTGTTTAAATCATATAAAGCACAAGAAATAGATATTCCACCTACCTTAACTATGCACTTACCACAGCATTATGTGAACTGGGTTAAAATTAATTGC